TTGCCAGCATAGTGGCTGTAACTGTGCCTGTATCTCCAGTCGTTACTACCGTACCTGTTACATTAGGTAAGGTAATAGTACGATCAGCAGTAGGGTCAGCAACAGTAAGCGTTGTCTCATATCCATCGTCTGTTCCACCTTCAAATATAATTGTCTGATCCTCACCCATTGTCAGATCACCAGTCATGGTATCACCAGTCGTGGACAGCTTAGTCTCATCATACTCCATAGCCTTCCGCATCAACTGCGTTTGGTTATTGTTAAGGTCTTCTGCAGTTACTGATGAGCCTGGTGCATAGGTAGCCCTTGGTGTAGGGGCACCCATATCTGTTTCAGGTCTGATAATGATTGTACCACTAGACAAATCAGCTCCACCAATATGGATGGTCTTAGCTGAAGTATCTACAGTATATTCTCTAGGGGAGGCGGATTCATTTATTGTAGAAGCTGTGAATGTTAATTGTACGTTATCTAATAACGCTACAACTTCTGTACCTTTAAATACATCAAAACTCCCAGAGTAGCTAAATGTATTTGCTGCTCCTGTATTTTGGGAGTAGGTTTTTGTTACTTTTGTATGTGCCATTTAGTTCTGAGGGAATTGCTCTACTTGTTTATTTGGAAAACTTAGGTTAATAATGTCTTCTCTAGTTTTTCTAGTTTTAGAATCTAAGCCATCCTTATCCGCCTTTACTTCTTCTAAAGCTGCGTTCCCTGGGTGATTAGGTTGGTTTAACCTAGCAAAAGCTTTAGCCCTAGCCTGATTCATTACATTATCAATCAGAGTATTGTGTGGGTAATTGTTTGGATCTATATCCCAATTAGCTGGATTCTTACCATCAGCTTGCATTTTAGCCATGGATTCTTTAACATCATCTCTTGTAGCAAGATGGTTTAAAGCTTCTTCTACATTCTTAAATTTCTTAAATCCAACTTCTATAGGTACTGAACCTATTTCTCTTTGGAATTCACTTCTTACTTTAGCACTCTTAACGAAAGAATAGCCACCATAAGAATAAACTGTAGATTTAAGATCGTAGTTACTATCTAATAAAAGTCTTCTTCCAGGTGTATCATTTCTAATATCTAAACCAACTGGAGAAATAGCGTTAAATGATCTACCAATGATATTCCAGTTTTTAATTGGTTTACCATTTAGCATATCATATTTAGTAGGTAAAGCACCTTCACCAGCTAAACCTTCAGATGCTTGGTTCCTATTTCTAATAGAAGTCCACATGTCAGAATTCAATTCTTTCATATGAGGGTTAGCCCATTTACCAAACTCATTCCTCATGCCAGCTAAAGGTATACTATTATTCATAATATTAGCACCTGCTTTATCAAGAGAACCTGGTTTCATTTGTGCTATCTGTAGCATCTGATCTAAACCTTGCATATATGTCTTACCAGTTAAACCTCTACCTATAACAAATGCTGCAGCTTGTAAGCGTTTCTCAGCCCACTCACTACCCATAAGTTCCATGTTATCACCAATATCAGCGATAGCAGAGAAGATAGTATTATAAGGTTCTAATGTAGTGTAATCAAATCCTACATCACCAATATAGAAATGGTTAGGTTTCCATCCAGCATTGATCCAGCTTTGTTTTAACTTTCTATCAGCAGGACCATTACCAGTTAATTGGCCAGCCATATACATACCAGCAAAGGTTGTAACTGTAGCTGCACCTACTGCCTGTCTACCTGCAAATAAGTTTCTAGCATTAGCTAAATCATCAGCATTTTCAATACCATATTTAAAGAGAGGAGTAAAGTCATCACCTGTATGCCTTAAGATATCAATTGATTCTTTATGTAATGCACCTAGTAATGGGGTATTTTTATATGTAAAGTTTAATCCATTTATACCTGTTCTAGCAAATAGATAAAAAGGTCTTACTAATGGTTTATCTCTTAATAAGGTATCTAATTCTTTAGAGAAACCAGTTAATTCAGAAGTTAATGTAACCTCTTTAAATTGCTTCTCAAGCCAAGCGTCTTGACCAACATCTATATTACCATCAGCATCAAGAAGATTCTTCATATGAATATCTTCAGCTTGCTTCATTAGATCAGGAGAAAACTTAGTATGAGTATCACCAGCTACTTCTAAAGCTTGTCTCATTCCTATCTCTTTAGATCTAGTTCTCGCTAATAACCACTTAAATGTATCATCAGTGGCTGCTAAAGCACGTGGAGACCAACTAAGTAATTTATTATTGTTTAAATTTCTAGCGACATTTGCCATGTAAAAAGCTGCTTTATCACCTAAAGTGCCATTTCTTTCTGTCCATTGTTCAAATAGATGCCAATTATTATCACCTCTTGTTAATGGTTCAGAGTATCTAGTTCTAATATCAGCTATATTTGCATTAAATGAGGCTTTCATATTTTTTCTAAATACTTCCATAGCTTCAGGTATAAGTTCAAACATACCTTTTAGTTTTGCAATAGAAGCTTTTTGACTAGCTACATCACCTGTAAATGGTCTTCTTAAAGTAGCTCCAGCTGCCTCATTAATAGCATTTAGATAAGAGTTAGTAGTTGTACCAAGTAAAGCTCTTAAAGGTGTCTTAGGTCCACTAAGAATACTATTAACCATAACCCCTTGGAGTTCATGGATTAATGCACCAGTTTTAACTTTACCATTAAATTCACCACCTTTAATCTTCTGTCTCATCCAAGCATCGAAATCCTTCCAGTTATGGATATCATTAGATACTTTAAATACATCTAATATCCCTTCAGCTAGTTCATCAGAGTCACTATTTTCAAGTACCTGCATCATTAATTTAACACCATCATTTGTTTCTTGTGTTAATTTAGCTGATCTTTGTGCTACTTGTTCATTAATTTCCCTGACCATATCATCAGTTAATTCGCCACCAGCTTCTTTCATTCTTTTGGCAGCAAGATCCCAAGTAAATTGAGTCTTCTTAACTTGAGTTAAACCCATCGATAGGTTCTTAGCTATATTACGCATAGGACCATCTTTAGCAAATATATCTGCTTTTCCTATTTGCTCGCCTGTAGAATCAGCATAATCTCTTAGTCTTCTAAGCAATGAATTATTAACAGCATCTTGTACTTGTAAGTTTTTAATAACAAATTTCTTTACATCACTTAAAACTTCACCTGGTTTTATTGGAGTATCAGTAAATGCTTTACCCCAGAATTCTGTAGGATCTAAACTAGCTGCATCTCTACCTAATATTTCTTGTATATTTTTTAATTGATCTTCAGCTAAATTTCGTAAATTACGATCTAATGGGTTAAGTCTTTTTAATTGTTCTGCAGAATCTGTCATAAAGACATCTACATTTTTATCAAACCAATTATCAGGTATACCAAATTTACCAAATTGAGCACGTTCAACAGGTGAAAAGAGTTCATCTATAGTACCACCTTCTATACCTATTTGATGCTTTAATTCATTAAATTGATTTGTTACATCATATACGCTACTTCTAATATGAGCATTACCTTGTCCAGCTGTATAGCTTTGATTTTTGTATGCACCATATGTTGAATCTAAGTCACCATTTGTAGCCCAAGGATCAGTCCATTTACTAGATGGACCTTCAGCTGCTATCTTTGTTTGATCTGTAGCAGCATCCATTAAATCATCTTTGACTTGAAGTCTAGCTTTATAGATATCTATTGGATCTTGTATCTTAGGTACAGCTTTAGTACTTGTTTGAAGTTGTTTCCAGTTTGATTCAGCTAATGCAGAAAAACCTTTACCAAGTGATTTGAATAATATATTACCAGCTAATAGTCCACCTGAATCCCATGCCATTTCACCACGCATGAATTCTAGTTTCCTACTAAAAGGGCTTTCTATTCCATGAGCTAACTGATTTCCAGCAATATGTAATTCTGGATGTGCATCCATTAACTGTTGTGTTTGTTTGTTTCCACCATGAAAAGTCTTCATAGCAGAATTATTCATATCAACAAATAAGTTAGTAGGAATAGTTTCTGTAGCCCAGGTCACACCAAAGGCTTTAGTTGTTGTTAAAGCAGCCATACCAGCTCCTTTAGCTGAAAGTAAACCAGCACCACCTGTAGTAATAGCAGTAGCAGAGGCTGGTAAAGTAGCAGCTGTAGCAACAACAACAGGAGCATACCTACCTAATTCAAACATGATGGGATCACTCCACACCCTGTTTATAGGATTATTAACTGCATATGCTTTGGACATAGGGTTCTTATGCCCCATCAACCAATCATCAAGTTTAGCATCTTTGCTTTCAGAAGCGTCCCAATCAAACCATGTATCAGGATCATCATCATTAGCAGCTGCATGGAATCCAGCAGCAATTTTCTCAGGTGCTGATAGAATACCTTCAGTGGTAACACTTAAACCTGCCGAAGAACTAGCTCGCATTTGCTCACCATCTAGTTCATCATTAGGAGCTAATACACCTTTTCTACGTTGGTGTATATACTCAACCATAGGTTCTAAAGTGGTTAAAGCACCTAATCTAGCTCTGAAATCTTTATTCTGTAAACTGGTTAACCAACGTTCAGTTAATTGCTGATCTCGTTCAGGTGATATTTCTCCCATACGAGATGTATCATAGTAATCAGAGAACGTAAATTGTCCATCACCATTGCGATCATATCTATCAATATAATCTTGAGAGCTACGGATTTTATTAACAAATGCTAAAGTAGCTTCTAGGTTATCATCTCCACCAGCTTCTCTCCATGAATCAAAATCTGTCTTTTCTTCAGGTAACCAGTCATATTGAGCATTAGTTATTCTAATAACTTCATCACTGACACCTGCAGCTTTAAGAGCTTCTGTTGATACTAAACCTGTCGTAGGGTCTACATAGTTAGCAAACCTACCAGGAGTGCGTTCCTCGACCTCTGGTTGCTCTTGTGGAGCTTCTTGTGGTTGTGGAGTAATACCTAATTGTTGTCCAACTTGATTTGCTACCTGCGTAGCTACTTCATTAATTTGATCTGGTTGTTGTTGTACAGGTGCTTGACCTTCAACTTGACCTTGTTCTTCAGCTTCTACTTGAGCAGGTGTTCTCCAATCTTGTTCAGGATATGATTTTTGAATTTCTTCAACTTGATTATCATAACCTTCTATATTTTGAGTGGTATCTGTGTTAGGTGTATTCTGGTCAAATGTTAATTCATCCATTATACTCTACCTCCTACGGTGTACCAATCAGGTAAATTCTCAGGTCTATCCCATACAGACATTGGTGTATACCCATAATCAGTTGTATCTTTTAGCATATTAGCGATATATAAGTTAGTAGCTGGTGATGGGTTTCGCATTGCTCTTGCAATACTTCTGTTTATATTTGAATGTCCACGTAAGTCTGAAATAATATTACCATCCTTATCTTTACCTGTAGTTATATCAAGTATTGCAGGACGTGAATCTGGGTTTAAACCCTCATGTCCTAATGCTTTTAATTGAGAATCTACTAATCCCCAATAACCACCTTCTCTAGGATTACGTCCACGGGCTATACCTTTATAGTATGCTAATGCACCTTTATCCATGTATAAACCACCAGGGCCATACTTATCTAGATTATTTTTAATAGTAGTAATTTGACGATGACCATAATCACCACCTAGTACTTTTGTAGTAACGCTATTACGATCATTTAATATTTCATCTTTAGCCATCTTAATTTGACCAACTCTGATATGCCCAGGTTTAAGGGATTGCTCGAGAGATTGACCTGTCATTACATATTTACTACCTTCTCCATTTGTTTTCAGTTCAGTTAATACACCCATTGAATCAGGTATTGTCTGACCTTCTTTATCTTTTACTTCTTTTGCGTGTAAGGCTAAATGACTAGCTTGTGCTGAATTATAACCCATAGCTATATAGTTATTATATTTATTAGCATAGTCAGCTTTAGCATTAGACATAGCTTCTATATAGGCAGGGCTTTTTTCATTACCCTTAATACCCATGTTAGTGAATACTGTATCAAGATGAGCTTTAATTTTCTTTTCAGAATCATGAGCCTTAAGTGCTTCTTTCTGTAATTTAGTAGCTTTTTCTCTATATTCTAAAGCAGCTTTAGGATGATACTGATCTAATTGCTCATGTGATATAAACCCATTTTGACTAGCTACTAAAGATTCAAGTGTATCTTCATCTTCCCTTTGATCTCTATCACTAGCAGTTTCATAATTAGTAAGACCTCCTGGTATAGGAAGTCCTGCAGCACCAAACTTACGTTTCCATTCGTTAACTTGAGCTGATGATAGATCACCTTTCCTAGCTTCCTCTATAAATTCAGCTTCTAATTTTGTACCTTCTGCCTTTTGAAACTTAAGTTCTTCATTAGTTACATCTACATAACCTTTCTTAATAGAAGACTTAAGTTCTGCAAATCTTTTAGGCCAATGTTGAGCAAAAGTAGTACCAGGTTTAGCACCTACTTTACGGGCTAATTCCATTGGTATAGGTATATTACCGATAGTATCAGCATAGCCAGGATCACCCATTGCTACACCTTCTTTAGCTACTATCTTTGTAAAGGCAGACCACGCTCCTTCATTGCCTAATAACTCACCATTTTTATCAACAGTAGAACCTGTAGTTACAAGGAAATGGTGTATATCAGCTCCAGTTTTTCCACTATTTTTCCAAGCTATTGCAGATTGAGCTTGAGTTTGGAAAGAAGCATCAATGCTATATCTCTTTCTTACCTTACCTAAATAAGCTGATTTAGCTTTATCTATAGTTTTATTAACACCAACTAATTCTAATATTTCAGGGCTGAATTCATCTAGACCCATCTCCTTTCTAAGCTTAGCAGATTCTACTTCTAATAAAGCTTCTTTAAGAGGTAAGCTCTGTATATTATTAGCTCTGATTTGTTTAGCTGTATATGTTACACCGTTTAACTCATAAGGTGTTTCACCGTTCTGCATACGGTAGTTAAGGGAATCCCCGTAACTATCCATAGCATTCTTCAGCCTTTCCTGAGTATACCCATACTGTTGGTAATGGGATAACTTTGCTAAACGGTCAGCTTCTGGGTATGCATTGATACCTTGAAGTTTTATATACTCAGCTTTTAGTTCGTGGTAATTTCTATCTTCTTCTTTAAGCGTAGGTATAAGCTGTTCTAATTCAAGCAATCTATGAGCATCTACAGCTCTATCTTCTCTAGCAAGTTGAGCACCTTTCTGCTTTGCTTTTTCTATCTGTTTCTTCCTTTCTTTTTGAAGAATTTTAGAGAATCCTGAGAGACCATCTATAACTTTATTAGCTCTATCAGTATGCCACCTACTCATGTTGTTAGCATTTTCAGTTTCAAACGCTTGAGCTTGGGAGGTATTAAAGCGTGAAGTACTACGCAACCTCTCAATATTACGTTCGTAACTCATCCCATCCCTCCAGCAATACTACCTACAGCCCCAAATATAGCCCCAAGTGGACTTGGCTTCGCTTCTAACAGAGGTGCTACTGGGGCATGACCATGGATAGGTGCATACCGTACCTTCTCATACATATCCCAACTATCCCATTGAGAGTGATCTCTAATTGTTTCATCTTTATCAACTTTAGTTTTCTCAGCCATTAACATTTCATGCACATATTCAGCTTTCTTAAAGCCCATTTCTTTAGTTGATTTACCAGCTAATCTAGCAGCCGTAGCTCCAGTCTGAGTACCAGCATAATCATTTTGATGCATTTCACGTATAGCTTGTTCCATCTTAAAACTACCCTTAGCAAATATTTTATCTAATTCTCTATCATTTGCTCTCCATTGATTGATCATATTTCGATATATTTGATCTTGCTCTCTATCTTCTCGTAGTTGATCTTGTTTGTACTGAGCATTATCTAACATAGCGTCAGTTAAATACTGTACATTTTGTCTTTCAAAGTTTTTTAACTTCGCTTTGTTACGATAGCTAACTCCTGCAGCTTCAGCTTGGTAACCTGCAAGTGCTGAGCCTACTCCTGCGACTGCTCCTATGGTTGCTGGTTCGCACATAATTTACAAAATTCTATAAAGGTTATATTGTTGGGACCATGTTTAAATTCCCGTAGAAACTTAAATCCCAGAAACTTTAGAAGTTTTAGATGAGCGGCGTTCCGTTTATCTACAATGTTCCAAAGGATTTTTTCTTCTCTGCTATCAATCCATTTCTTTGCTTGTCTAGCAAATAAAATAGGTGATTCATGGATGACGTTAGTACATAACATCCATATTTTACCACCATCTTGTACTCCTGCAAGGCCAGCAATCCTGCTGTCTGCGTTAGTAAAATAAACGGTTTCACCATTAAAAGCAGCTAATGGTATTTGGAGAAGTGGATAGTGGCCGTGGCCTTCAAACACTTCTCTATAATCATCATCTCGAAGATTAGAAGCCACATGAACTGCAGCTTCCATTGTAATGGGGTGAATGTATTTAGACACGTGAATAGTATTTAGGTGAATAATCACCCTCCCAATTCATTGAGTGTATAGTGGCAGGTGAAGGGTGATTAGATTTAATTTGTACTGTTAGATTTGTGTTTCTATCATAGACTGGTATGGTATGGAGGTAGCTACTTGCAATAGCAGGTGTACTAGCTAGTATATTATCCCACTCTTTTGATTCAACTGTATATGTATAATCATCTCTACCTTTACGTTTTAAGGTAACATCTATAACACCAACATCTCCAAAGTCAAAGTTCATCCTATGTATAACAAGAGACCCACGTGTTTCGGAAGCCATTTTCTCTCCCTCTGGTCTCATCATGTATATCGTAGGTAGTTCAACTTCAAATTCATACTCGTATCCTATTATAACATCAGTGTTTACTGAGCTTGTAGAGGCACCAGCTTCTGTAGAAGTCTTCCAATTACCAGGTAAGGTAACTGTTTGGTTAGGTGCTGTACCTGTAATAGCAGAAGCAGGTATATCATAACTCTTACCTAAATCATCACTATCTGTTATACAGTATGCAGAAAGGGTTCGAGTACTATAATAACCAGCTCCTAATGTAAACGTTGTTACATCAGTTGCACCGTTATATGTTAAATCTCCAGATGCAAAAGTTTTCTTAGTATCTAGATGTACCCTATTATCTTCAGGGGCATCCCCTATCATTAATGTATCTGATTTAACTTTTATGTCAAATTTTTCAAAGGTAAATGTAGAGCCTGTATTAAGGACTGCATAATATACGTCATCAATAATAGTATGATACACTAAGTTATTAGGTAGTGTCCATCTAAACCATGCGGCTTGAGACTTTCTACCTTCTGACATATAGAATTTATAACCCCATACTTCATTAGATGCAGTGTGTAATGTACTATCTACACCAAATAATACCATCTGGTTTTCTACTGAACCAGTCATCATACTGGTATTAACAGGAAATAGGTTATATATACCCTTACTTTGTTCTGCTATGGTCGGTTCTTGTCTTTGAGACACAGCTGCCATTTCAAAGAAACGAGTATTTTTAGCTGTACTATTCAAGAATCCTATAGTAACACCTAGTTCAATAGGGCTAGTATCAGGATTAAAAGCGTGTGATGATACATAACTGATCTTAGCAGTCTCAGGGGTCAAGAGAGCCTCGGCACCTGAACTTAATAAAAACTGTTCACTAGCACTAAAAATAACTAAACCACCAGCTTGTTCAACAGCATCATATAATTTGGTTGGGTATGTAGAGCTAGACTGTAAATCAATGGGATCTGCATTGGAAATTGCCATTGCAGTTTTGTTCCAAAAATTATAGAAATCATTAACTCTAGATAAGATAACGTTCTCAGCACTTAACAAGGCTATTCTATTACGGAAGAATACCATCTTCTGAATAGTCTGCCCTATGAATGAGGGTTCTGGGTTTGTAATGTCATCACCACAGTCTCGTTTAGACCAATCAGGATAAGAGAATCTAAAGGCTCCATTAGAGTAAGTAGTTGCACCACCTCCGTTAATTGAGAATGAGCCTGGAAGCACTCTAGTAAGAGCTAGAGGCATCGTTGTGTTATCTATCTCTATATCTTTACCAGGTTGTACTACCTCTTCCCACACGCCCTCTCCGAAGCGAGCTGGTGTGAACGAACAAGTTGCACCTGCACCGATAGTTCCAGAGGCTGAATCTGTAACAGTAAATGTATTAGTTGTTACGTTAGCAATAGTATAGAATCCATCTGTTGCTCCACCACTGGTTACATCTAATATGATTTGATCTCCATTTGAAAGACCATGACTTGCAGCGGTTATAGTAATTGTATTACTAGATCTAGCGTAGGTACCAGTCTGATCTATATCTTCAGCTATACCTTCAGCACTAAATTTAAGGAAGTAATCATCTTGATTCTCTTCACTATTTACAACACGTACTACATAACCATGACGGCATGTACTAGGTAGATCAGCAATAGTATTTACTTCACTTGTAGTAATACTCATCAAGGTTTTTTCCGGTGTTGATACACCGAATCTTGTAGCCCGATATAAATGTAAACCGTTACCAACTTTAGTACATGTAATACCTGTACCAGATATAGCATCTAACGTAGATTTAAGTTGTCCTAATATACCATCTGCTGATACATGTTCTTCAGCATTAGATGATGTAGCTTGTGGACGTACCATCGCTACATTAGCTCTAGTAGTTATAGTTACATGGTTAGTAACTTTTACAGTAGTAGTAAGTCCCTTTTCAGAAGTATGTTGATGAGTATCATTTGTAGTCCAACCTTCTCCACCAAATTGTAATTTAGCATAAGTTTGGTATGTGTCATGATAAACATCATTAGTATCATTATCGGAATCATCGTCAGGTTGAGGTGTGCATCTAGCATCCATCTCATACCTAAGATTAGTTTTACCACCTGAACTTGCGTTAGGAGGTGATGTACTATGTATAGCTGTACCTGTGCTAACTGTTACATATTCTCTACCAGCTCCATCACAGTCTCCATTACCTGGCTGGTTAGCTCCTGTAGAACTTGTACCATCAAGAGACACATCTTCATCAGCTACTATTGAGGTAGCACGTGTATAAGAAACTGTTGAGTTATCAGTAGGATCATATATATCTAAAGCATACTGTTTACCATACGCTATACTATCAAGCTGTATATAAGCTTCAAATGGTTGAGTAGGAGATTTAGATGCTGCATCTCTTTTCATCTCAACAGTCTTACGTCTGTTAACAAAAAAGGTTGTTTCGTTAATTGTTAACGGTTGTATATCAGAAGATTTCTCATCTGATAATGCAGTATTATCTAAGTAAGTTGCAACACCTGAGCCAGCAATATTTGCATAGTCCACGGGTATCTCAACACCATCACTACATCTAAATATTTTAACACCACCATCAGCTGCGACTTGTCCAACATAAGATTCATCGTCTCTTGTATAAATAGTAAACCATTTTGAATTAGCAGCGGTAGATGGAGATATAGCAGATATTAAATGACTGCCAGGACGTTTAGTTAATTGTTCTACAACGTCAGGTAAGCCATTCACAAGGTCATTTACTTGACCTGGAAATTTCTTTTCATCTGGTTGTTGACTGATACCTAGCACATAGTTAGGTACCTTCTGTGTAACACTAGCCATTATCTTCTAAGCATTTGATAAGGTTTGTAAGGTTGATAAGCTGATTCATCTGGCCAACCAAAGAATGAATGATCACCTTGGTTGCATTCATATTCCATACATGCAGCTCTAGCTTGTAGTTCATATGTTGCTAACATCTGTTGTAGTTGAGCATTAGATACTAACTGTACAGCAGCTCGACCTGATGCTTTATAGATAATATATCTTTGGAAGCAAGTAGGGATATCCTCAAACTTAAGGAGTCTTACTTTGTTAACATAGAAATACTCATCATCTGGGTATTCAAATGTATGGTTAACTCTGTCATACAGTTTCCAAATACCATCTGAATCTTTTCGTCGTACAAAGTCACGGGTTCTATCCCACTCATCTGTATTATCTATACGAATAACATCTGATTCAATAATAATTTTATTATCACTTGTACTTACATTTTCTTTTATATGGTATTCAAGATTAAATGTCCAACCCTCATTCTGTACATCTTGGTTTACTTCTTTAAGTATGTTATATATGAATGATATTTCTGGGTTATTAAAATCGATACCAGAGATAGGGGCTTGACCAATACTACCAAGAATTGCATTCACAGCGGATAGTTCGGTATCGATGGTTACAGTCGTGGTAGTCATAGTTATAATTATATAAAAAAAAAGGGGAGCCGAAGCCCCCCGAGTGAGTTAGTTATACTGAGCTGTAACGACGGCACAAGTGTCTTGGCTGCCTACAGTCGCATAAGCTAAAC